ATAAGGCACAACAAAACAAAAACAAATATTATGACAACAAAAGAAATCAACATTAGTTTAGTAGGAAAAAAAGTAAGTGTTATGGTTACAGGTCTTAGAGTTAATGGCGTTATAACAGATATATGGGAAGATGATTATGCATCAGGTGTAAGAGTAAAGCACGAACCGGTGCAATGGGGTGAAGATTATTTTACAACATTATTATCAACTGCGAGAAAATGTGATAATTCAGGGAATTTAAAATATACAGAATTAATTTAATAAAATCAATCGGCCCATTTCGGTGGGCTATTTAAAACAAATATTATGACAGTACACACAACGCAATTAGGAAACTCAACTTTTTACATTAACAAAACAGAAGATGGAAGTTATAATTACAACAAAGTGAATGAAAAAATAAACAAAACTTTTCATTACGAAACTGCATTAAAATATTACAAAGCATTAAAGAAATTTAAATAAATATTAACGGGGTGTAAAAACCCCATTTAAAACAAAACAAGATGAAAGGAATTAAAAGAAAAATTATCGCGCAATTAGTAAAACTTAATATTAAGCCTATTAAGACAATTATATTGCCAACGGGTATAATCTGCGAGCATTACGCAAATGGTAACGTAAAAGTTATTTAAAATGGATAATTCAACGCATTTTCAATTCGAATTATCTATTAAATTAAATAGAACCGGAATTCATTCTTTAAATGGTAAAATTATTACGCAAAATTTTACGGTACAAAGAGAATTATTAAACAAAGTTTTTAAGAATCAATATATTTTCGGAACGCCATACAAAAGAGATTTAAAGCAATTGGATTATTTAGTTCAGGGATTTAAAGAAAAAGTTTCTGAAAAGATTAGCGAAGAAATTATGAAGGATATGGGCCGGATTGATTTAATTGTTACAAGGCAAAATCGTTTCGATGAATGGTTGGCAAATACTGAAGTAGCTATAAAAGAAATAGAATAAAATTTGCGTTATGAAAAAAGATTCAACCAAATTATATATAATTCATAAAAGAAAAAGAATTTTTATTCATAGTTTAGCGCAATTAAAAGAAATACAAAATCAAACATTATTTAAAAGGCTAAAAAGAAGCGTTTTAAGAACTTTAAAATTACATTATGAGCAATACACCAAAACATTACGAAAGTGGAACAGATTACGACTTAATAGACGTAATAAAGCATTACGAACTAAACTTTAATTTAGGCAATGTTATAAAATACGTTTGTCGTGCCGGAAAAAAAGAAAATGAAATTCAAGACTTGGAAAAGGCTATTGATTATTTAGAGCGCGAATTGTATTATTTAGAAAACGAAATGAAATATAAAATATAATTATGAACTACTTTGATGATAATAACCCGGTAGATGATAAAGAATTTACTTGCAACGTTTGCAACAAACTAATAGATGAACCCGGCTTTTGTTCTGCAAAATGTTGGCGAAACGATAATTTATAATATTATGGAAAAAAGAATTAAGATTATTTTATTTATGTTATTTATGTTTTTTGGAATTAGGCAACTTTTAATTTTTTGGGATTTATGGGCCGGAATATTTCTTTGCGTTTTAGGTTTAACAATATTTTTCAGTAAAAAAGAAGATGTTTTTTAAAAATTAATTATTAATTTGTTTTGTTAATAGGCCGTTTTCTTTTTTGAAGGCGGTTTTTTTTGTATGTTTACGAAATGGATTTTAACTTAATTGGTTGTATTGCTGAATACAAATTTGGAGTTATGGCAATGGAGCAAGAAATAAACGTTTCTTTTCCGCTTTTAGATGCTTCGCAATACGATTGCATAACCGATTCAAAAAACGGTCTTAAAAAGATTCAAATTAAATCCGCTTCAAGTGATGAAGATGTTGTTCGTTGTTATTTACACCACACAAATAAAAAACCCTATTCAATGGAATCAGTTGACTATTTTGCAATTTGGATTAAATCACACAAAGGTTTTTATATTATTAAAAATAATGGAAAACTTCATTCACTTGTTATTCATAAAGATGGTAAATATTCAAAAAATTTTAATAACTTTGCACTATTGTAATGTTTTACATATTTGTTTTTGTTTAAAAGTGCCGCTATTTATTTAGTGGTACTTTTTTTTTATCTTTACAAAAATTTATATTATGAATATAAAAATTAAACAATCAATTTTACGAAACGGAAAACGATATAATGAAGGCGATAAAATAAATTTGCCTGAAAATATAGCAAAAGTTTGGATTCAAAAAGGTTTGGCCGTTAAAATATCTAAAAAGGTAAATAAATCGAAATTCGAAACAAAGGAATTAAAAGTTGAAAATATAGAAATCAAAGAAGATGCGACAAATTAAAATAAATTCAACATTAGGAAATGAAATATTAACCGGTCAAGATGTAAAAGATTTTGTTCGAATTGATACAACTGCGGATGATAATATCATTACGGCAATGATTTCCCAAGCGCGAATTTGGTCTGAAAACTATATTTCTCGCGATATTGTTTCTAAAAATCGAACTTACTATTTAGATTCTACAAATGGGCTTTTTGATTTACCATTTGGCCCGGTTTCAAGTATTGTTGAAATTACAGTAAATGGAATTGTTACAAATGATTATGAAATTTTAGGTTTAGACAATGAAACGATTGAATTGGACGGTGGTTCGGCTGAACGTGTTAAAATAACATATATAACGGCGGGAATAAATGATTCGTTAGTAAAACAAGCGATGTTGCAATTGATTTCAACGTATTATGATAACCGCGCCGATTTTATTGAAGGCGCTTCAAAAGGTATTGGAAAAAATGTTGAAACTCCAACATCTTCAAGAACAATATTAACATCATATAAAGCAATGTTTCTATAAAATGCAAAGCGGAAAACTAAATTCAAAGATTACAATTAAAAGATTAGTTAAAACCGATGATGGTTTTGGTGGTTTCAATTCTACTTTGTCGGATGTTGCATCTGTTTGGTGCGATTTAAAGCAAATTAGCGGTGGAATAAGCGACAATTTTGGTAAACGTGAACACGAAACAAAGATTGAAATTTTAATGCGTAAGAAAACCGCCGATTTAATTATAATAGGCGATATTTTTATTGTTGGTAATGGTTCGCAAAATTACAGAATTAACGAAAAGTTTGATTCTGAATTAGACTTTTTAACAAAGTTAACCGCTACAAAATCACAATAAATGAGCGTAAAAATTAATCAATCGGATTTGGCAAAACTTAAATCAAAGTTGAATAATTTACGCGCTTTTGATAAAAAAACTTTATCTAATGAATTAGGTAAAACGGCATTTGATATTGCAAGAAAAGCAAAACAATCTGCGCCGGTTGATAATGGAACATTAAAACAATCTATTAGAACCGAGTTGAAAGGAAAAACCGTTGAAGTTATAGCGGGCGCGCATTATGCACCATATATTGAATTCGGAACCGGTGGTCAAGTTAAATTGGATGATATGTTAGAACTTGGAATTCCCGCAAGTTATGCCGAACAATTTAAAGGCAAGGGGTTGAGAAATGTTAATTTACCGGCAAGGCCTTTCTTTTTTAGTTCAGCGCGTGAAGGTTTAAAAAATTTATTAGTTCGATTAAATAACGAATTAAACAAAGCAATAAAATAATATATATATATGTTAGAAGCAATTCATTTATTAAGGCGCGGAATTATTGCAAAATTAAACAATGCAATTACTTTAAACGGTTCAATTGTACCGGTTTACAATAGAATTCCAACCGATGCAGTTTATCCAATGATTAGGGTTTACGGCGTTTCAACTAATGAAACAGAAGAAAATCAAACTTCATTTATTACAGAAACAACAACGAGAATTGAATGTATTACAAGATTTTATTCGGATGATGGCGGTGAATTGGATGTTAATTTAATGGTTTCACAATGTTTAAATTTAATTAGAACGCGTTCAAGTGGTTACGTTGATTTAATTTCAGACGGTTTCAAAGTTTTTACTTCAGTAAGTGAAGGCGTTAAATACCTACAAGATGATTTGAGCGATTATACATATTTTAGGGCGATTATAGAAATATCGAACAAAATAGAACAAATAAATTAACCAAAATGAGTAATAACGATTTGAAATTAGCCTTTATAAATGCCCTAACGTTTGGAATTAGTTTTTCCGCAATTGAAAACAGTTTGAAAATTATACTTTTATTGGCTTCTATTATATACACTTTTCAAAAAATAATAGAATCACATAAAAAAAAGAAATTAAAAGAAAACGAAAAGTAAATGAAATTAACTTGTAATTTTTCAATGTCTGAATTTGAATGCAATTGCGGATGCAAAATGCCTGAAGATGTAAAATCAAATATTATTGAATTAGCTAATAATTTACAAGTTTTAAGAGATTTTTTAAATATGCCTATTAAAATAACAAATGCATTCCGTTGTGAATCAAAAAATAATAGTGTTAACGGCGTTAAAAATTCGCAGCATTTGGTGGGTAAAGCAGCGGATTTACAAGTGTTTCAATTATCACCTAATGAAGTAGCGGATGCGGTTAGTGAATTAATGGAAAAGAATTTATTAAAAATGGGCGGATTGGGCCGTTACAATTCATTTACCCACATTGATATAAGAGGAAACAAGGCCCGTTGGGGTTTAAAAAAATAATTATGGGCGATTATAAAGATAAAAAAGGAACAACACGAATTGGCGATGCATTGCGTTGGTTGGTTAAACAAGGAAAAAGCGTTGCGCCTGAAATTCTTACAATTGCCGGTAATATTTCCGGGATTAAATCATTAGAATCGTTGGCTAATAAAATAAAAAACGATGATAGTATTGATTCAAAAGATAAAGAATTATTATTAAAAGAATTGGAATTGGATATGTTGGAAATGAATGAAGTTTCTAAACGTTGGGAATCCGATAACAAAACAGATAGTTTTTTAACTCAAAATATAAGGCCTTTAACGTTGGCATTCTTAACGTTAACCCTATTTATCTACATTATATTAGATAGTTCTTTAAATAGCTTTAAAATCAGCGAAAAGTGGATTGATTTATTAAGTTCATTATTACTTTTGGTTTATGGTGGTTATTTTGGCGCACGTTCTGCTGAAAAAATTGTAAAGAGTTGGAAAAAGTAAATATTTACTTATAATTTAGATTTAATTTTCGATTATTTATATTTTTGTATTTTTGTGATAAATAAAAATTTATTATGGGTTCAAATTTATATAATACAAGTGAGTTTCAAAAATTATCATTTGGTGATAAAGGTTTAAGAGTTTTAGCAAGCGGTAGTACTTCGGTTGTAGGTGAAAACTTTTGCGCTATTCAATCATTAGAATCGTCAGTAATTAGCTGCGATATTGATACCGTTGGGGGTGATGCTTTAATTACTTCTTTAGCATTAGGCGCCGGCGTTGTTATTTATGGAAATTTTGATGATATTACTGTTACAAGTGGAAAAATTATTTCTTATTTAAGATAAAAAATCTATGATTGGATTAGGTTTAAAAATACAAGTAAACACTTCTATTGAAAATAAAATAGAAGTGTTATTGGATGCACTACAAGCAAGAGCAACTTATTACGAAAATATAACTTGTACAACTGCAACATTAACCGCTTTAGAAAACATAGTATAAAATGGCAAATTTATTAGATTCAGCATCGATATTATTATCACCAACCGCATACGATAATGGTAGAATGTTAGCGGTTAAACCGAGCGAGAATTTATACGGAACAGAAGAGGTTACAAACGGAGATTTTGCTACAGATAGCGATTGGACTAAAGGAGGAGGTTGGACGATAAGTGGAGGCACTGCTAATGCTACTTCTGCTTCATCAGGAACACCTATTAGTCAATATATAGACACAGGTAAAAAATATAAAATTACCTATGATGTTGTTAGTTTAAGTCAAGGTGCTTTTCAAATTGATTTATCTTATTCAGGAACTGCGTTAGGTCAGTTAGTTACTACAACAGGGACTTTTACTGATTTTATTACATCTAAAAACCCTGCCTTGTCAATAAGGGTAGTGGGAACAACAACAGGCTCAATAACTAACGTATCAGTAAAAGAAGATTTATCAGGAGATTTCAACTTCGAAAGAAATTCAGCAGCTACAAGAGTAAACGCACAAGGTTTAGTTGAAAATGTACAAATACTTTCAAGTGATTTAGTATCAAATGGGGACTTTTCACAAGAGGGTGTTCAATTAATTACAAATGGCGATTTTGAAAATTGGACTGCTGATAGTCCAGATAATTGGACTGTATTAAATGAAGATGCAAACAACTATGTAACGCAAGATGGCACTTATGCGAGAATAGTATCTAATAATACTTCGTCTATACAAATTAGGCAAAATATATTGACTATTGGTAAAACATACAAAGTGGAGTTAGATGCTGTTGTAAATAGCGGTAATGTAGAGGGTTTAAAATTAAACGATGCGACAGCTAATACAGTAGGGTATGTAAATTCAACAGGGCATCACACCTTTTACTTTAAGACATCAACAACGATTTTTGTTATAAACAGAAAAGGTGGCGGAGATACCGACATATCAATAGACAACATCTCGGTTAAAGAAGTTGGTCAAGATTGGACACAAACTTCAAATAATTGGTCTTTTGGTAATAACAAAGCTATTGGAGATGGTACAAGTCAAGGCTCTTTACAACAAAGTATAAGTACAATTGCAGTTGGTTCTAAATATAAAATTAATTATACCATTTCAGATTATGTAGCGGGTAATGTTCGCTTATATTTTGGAGGTGTTTTTACTGATTTTAAATCTTCAAATGGTAGTTATAGTCAAGTAATCACATCAACAAGTACTGATGGCTCTATTGCAACAAGTATAGCAACACCTTTCAACGGCTCTATAACAAACATCTCAGTAATAGAAATCACAGACGATACTAACCTCCCTAGAATAAACTACGAGGGGTTTAGTTACCAAGATTCTTTAGGGAGTGAGGAAATTGTAAATGGAGATTTTGCTACTGATAGTGGATGGGTAAAAGGAACAAATATTACCATCTCAAATGGTAGTGCAGTATTTACTGATGTAACGCCTTATGCTGAATTAATACAAAATTCAGTTTTTACAATCGGTAAAACGTATAAAATTAATTTTACTGTAAGTGGTTTTAACGGAGGCTCTGTTTTAGTGCAAGAACGACCAAATGTAAATCCACAAATAACAGTAATTAATGCGTCAAATGATTATTCTATTTTATATACGGCACAAACAACTACAGGTATTACTTTTAAAACTGTTAGTGGTACTGTTAGTATGAATTTAGACAACGTATCTGTAAAAGAGTATTTAGGTCAAGAAGTAGTACCTAATAGTGGATGCGGAAGTTGGTTATTAGAACCGCAGTCTACGAATTTAATAACTTATTCAGAAGCGTTTGACAATGCTTATTGGACTAAAAGTGGTGCAAGTGTTGTAAGTGGTTTTGTTTCGCCAAGTGGAGATTTAAATGCTTTTAAATTGGTTGAGGACACGAGTACGGGAGGACATAATATAAATAAATCAATAACAGTTACAGCGGGGGCAGTTTCATTAAGTGTTAGAGCAAAAGCGGGAGAACGTGATTGGATTTTATTAAGAGATACGCAAAGCAATAGTGGAAGATATTTTGATTTA